CGTGGTCGGTGAAGCCGAAGGTCACACCATCCGCGCGAAGGATACGCCAACACCAGGCGAGCGTTGTTGTCCCGTCGTCCAGATGCGCCTGCAAGTCGGGGGTGATGTTTTTCATCGGCGGAGTTCCAGAAGTGGGATGGTTGTGATCGAGCCCAGCCGCTCGAGATCAAGCGTCACGTCGAGGGCGTCAGTGTCGAAGCGGACGGGCACGTCGAATTCGAAGCCCGCGGTGATCGATACGCCGGAGCCTGGCGCGGTACCGAAGGTGACGAGGCCGGTCGTGGTGACGACAGACCAGCCGGACGGCTGCTCAACGCCGTCGAGGGATATCCTGACACTGCCCGCCACTGGCTTGGCGATTGTCCGTGTCCAGGACTGCGCCCCGGAGGTATAGCGCTTCACCAGCTGGAACGCTGTTGTCGTGCCGTCGCCGGTCCCGATCGCCTGATCCGTGGGCGATGGCGTTCCCGAGGGCAGACAGGACTTATGGTCGCCCCAGTCCTTGAACCTAAAGCCATGGAGGCGACCGTTGCGCGCCTCAAAGAAAGCCACCACCGCCGCCAGATCGTCGGCGCGGCGGATGCCGTAGGCGACGTCGTAGCGGCGGCGCGAGTTCGCCCAGCTGGCGTTGCGTTCCTCGTCGCCGGAGGCCAGTTCGACGATCTGCGTGCGCCGTTCCGGCCCGCCGCGCGCGCCCCGGCTGATGTTGTCGGGAAACCGGACCTCGTGAAACGCCATCACATGCCCCTCCGCCCGAGCGACACCGCACGAGCGATGTCGGCCGCGACCTGCGTGCGGGACTGGCGGAAGCTCTCGGCGTCACGCGCCATGATGGTGACGTTGACCCCACCGCCGCTGTAGCTCTGTGCCTCGCGCCGCGACAGCACCCGCTCGCCCCGCTGCAGGATTGCAGGCACCTCGTCGTGGCGGAGCCCTGCAACGCCGCCGGAGTGCATCCGGGGCGCGGCCGCGAAGGCCATCGCCGGGACCATCCGCGATGATCCGCCGGATCCGACCATGCCGCCCGCATGCAGGATGTTCGCAAAGATCCCGCCAGCCCCACCCGCGCCCCCAAGCACCCCACCGAGCGCGTTGGCGATCGGCCCGAGGATGAACTTGCGCGCGCCGAGCTTTGCGAGATCAGCAATCAGCGAGGTGACCAGATCGCCAAACTTCAGCTTGCCGGTCTTCACGAATTCTCCGACCGCATTCTCCGCCGACTGGAAGGCGCTGACGAGACTCTGGCCAATATCCCCGCCGATATCGCGGGCCTTGCTGGCATAATCGGAAAGGGCCGCGGTGACCGCCTGCCAGCCAGAAACGGCGGCTTCGGTATCGGGTTCGGCGGCAGCAGCGGCAGCCCCGGCCGCCGCACCGGCGTCCGTCGCCGCCCGCCCGGCATCCCCAAGCGTCGTCTCAAACCGCTCCGCTGCCGCTGTCGCCTGATCCAGCGCATCACTGCCGGTATCGTCTCCGCCCGACATGGCGTCGCCCAGCGCCTGCAAGGCCGGGCCGACCCCGTCAAACGCCCCGGCGCGGGTTGCGGTGGCGCGCTCGCGATAGCGGTTGGCCCTGTGTCCGGCGTTGCTGGCGGCATGTTCCAGCATCGAGGCATAGGACATGGCACCAAACCAGTCGATCCGGCTATCGACACCGATCTCCTCGGCCACGGCATTGAAGGTGGGGCCGATTTTCCCGAGAAAGTCCGCCCATTTGGTCGACAGGAACGCCATCAGCCGGGTCCAGATGCGCTCGATATCAGCGCCCAGTGCTCGAAAATCATCCGTGAAGGATCCGGCGGTGGCCTTGATACCGTCCCAGACGGCCTTGGCAACATCGCCCATCAGCCCCATCGCGGCCCCAAAGCCACCTGCGCCTGCAACAAGTTTCGTGAACTGATAGACCAGCTCGCCCGCGCCCACGATCAGCGCCCCGATGCCGGTGCGGATCAGCGCGCCCCTCAGCAGGACAAGCGCGGTGGCCAGACCGCGCACGGAGAGTGCGGCGACCGCCATCCCCGCCACCCAGCGCCCGGCGAGGAAACCCGCGAAGGTGACAGCATAGGTGGTGAGACGGCCGATGTTATCGAACAGGCCACGAATAGCTATGCCCAGCGGACCGGTGCGGCTCGCGATTGCCGCCATGGCGTCAGCAACGGCTTCCAGCGCGGGGGCCGCAGCGACGGCCAACTGGTTTGAAAGCCCGCGCCAGATCAGCCCAAGCCGGGAGATTGCGTCATTGGTCCGCTCGATCTGGTCGGCATCCTGCTCCGAGACAACGACACCGAACGCAAGAACATCCTCGGTCGCCTGGCGCAGCGTCGCGGTGTCGATCCGCGACATGGCGATGGAGCCTTCCTCGCCGAAAAGCTGGCCTGCCACCGCCGCGCGCTCAGCGGCGGGCACGAAGCTTTCGATGGCGGCGTTGATCGCGCCAACACGCTGGTCCAGCGGCAGGGTGATCAGCTCGGTGGCAGAAAGCCCCAGTCGGTCAAGTGCATCAGCGGCTGGGCCGGTTCCGGCGGCCGCCTGGCTGAGCCGTCGCGTCAGATCCTTTGTCGCCTGTTCGATGCCGGAGATGGAGACACCCGCCAACTCACCCGCCCGCTCGAGGGTCTGGATCGAGGCCACTGTCGTGCCGAGCGATTGCGCCAGTTTTGCTTGGGCGTCGACCGTTTGCAGCCCCGATCGGACCATCGCCACGCCAGCAGCAGTGGCGGCGACAACGGCGGCGGCCGCAGCGACTTTGACCCGGCGCGAGAAGGCCGCCATCCGGGCATTCGCCGCTTCCATCTCGCGTGACAAACGCCCGAAACCCCGCGATCCGGCCTCGCCAACGCCTTCCAGCTCGGCGCGCACCTGCCTTCCGCCGACCGCTGCAAGGCGGACGCTAACCCGTTTTTCCGCCATGGGATTGCTCCATCTGTTCGTTGAGTTTGGTGACCATCACCGCCTCAATCACGGGCAGCAGTTCGGCCATTGCGACGGACGGGATGCCCAGCGCGTCGCCGAGCGCCAGCGCGGTCGACATGTCCCAGCCAATCACCGCGCCGGGCAGCACGCGTAGTTGACCGCCGAGGCGGCCAACCAAATCCCAGACCTGCCAGCCCTCGAATGTCGAAGGCTGGTTCAGCCGCGCCGGGCAGTCTTCGCAGGTCGCTTGGCACGCGTCGCAGTAGCGCTCGCCCCCGCCGAAGGACCACTCGGCGAGGACGCGGAGACGTTTTTTTCCTGTTCCAGCAGCAGGCCTTTGGAGACGTAGGTCAGCTGGAATGCTTCAAAGATCGGCCAGATATCGAGAAGCGCGTCGACAGAGTCGGGGCTGGGGTTGATGGGATTGCCCTCGGTGTCGCCGATGCCCTGCCAAGCGAGGACCGCCCGCCGGGCCAGCGCCTTGGCGAAGGCGACAGCGCGTTCTTCGTCGGACGCATCCTCAGGAACCGCCTCGACGGCCGCATCGCTACGGGTCGCCACCATCAGCGCGGTGGTCAGGGGGCGCAGCTGCACACGCACCCCGGGTGCGAGATCATGCCAGCGCGGCGCGTTTGTCAGATCGAGCGTCAGCATCAATATACCTCAATGTCGTTGATCAGGGTTGCGGTGCACATCCGGCCGATGGTGCTGTCGCGCGCGGCCTGCCAGTCGAACGTCGCCTGCACGCCCTGCGGTCCGGAAATCTCGATCCGTGGGCGCGGCAGGTAAACGGCGTGCACGGTGAAGGTGAAGCTCTCGCCAGAGGGCAGCACATAGGCAAACTCGAGCTCGCAGGGATCGCCATTGATCGCCTGTGTTACCAGCGTCTGGTCGGCAAAGCGTACCTCAATGGAGCCGGTCAGCGCCGCAATGGACGGGTCTGCCCCATCGATGCGTCCGTCCGAACGGATGGTCTCGATGCGGTCGAGGTTGTTGGCATATGTGATGTCAGCTGAAACGACATTGCCGAGGGCCGAACCATTGCGAGTGATCGCCCCGTTGAAATGGCCGAAGCGCTGCAATTCGAGAGCGTCGGGCGTGCCTGCGCTGGTCGTCGTGCCCACGGTCTCGCCCTGCGCTACCAGCCGCGCCGTCGCGGTCAGCAGCCCCGCGCGCTGCATCTGCCAGGTGATCTGGTCGAGAACACATCCGGAATACATCGCGTAGCGCGGCACCTCGGGCATGCCGGTCTCTATGGACATGCTGGGCAGCGTCCAGGCTCCCGACTGGAATACATGCGTCCAGGGGCCGGTGCCGGTCGTGGTCGGGTCACCAAACGCAGCTTTCAGCCAGAACCCGAAGGCCTCCGCGTCCAGCGGCACGACGACATCGCCGTCGGCCGTCACCGCGTCCTTAATCGGGGCGAGCGGATCGCGACCGTAGCCCAGCAGTTCCGAGTTCAGCAGCGGCTGCTCCGCGCCGAGCGAGGTGCTGGCGAAGGGCATCTTGGTGAAGCCGCCAACTGGCGGCGTTCCATAGGTCGTCTCGAACGCAAGCGCCATCTGCGCCCGCGCCCCTTGGGCTCGTGCCATTGTGTTCTCCTCGGGTTTTCGGGATCAGCCGAGCGGATCGGCCGTTGAATAATGCAGCACAACCGGAATGACGGCCGCCTTCAGGCTGGCCGCGCCCTCGACGGGCAGATCGACCGGGCGTGGCGCTTCCGCCTCGACCCAGTCACAGAGGCCGCCCAGCGTGCGGTCGGCGGCGAGCGCCGTGCCAATGCTGGTGGTCAGCGTGTCAAAAGCCG